CTCCTTATCTGTGCATACTCTACAGGAATGTTTGCATTTAAGTAAGCCATATTTCAACCTCATTTTATTGTACCCCAGTTGGGTCCAGATTCATAATCTACTTTGTTTGGCACTTTTAATTCAATAGCAGTCTCCATAATATCTTTTATCTGCTTTGCCTCTTCGTTATTCTTTATAGAAAAACAAAGTTCGTCATGAATTTGTATATGAGGTATGATACCTTTTTCATATAATTTTACCATAGCCTTCTTTGTCATATCTGCCGCTGATCCCTGTATTAATCTATTTAGTGCTTTGTATGTAAAAGCAGGTCTATAGTACTCTTCAAAATATTTTAAGTTTGGATCAGGGGACTCTAAGTTTTGCGCCCTGTCTGCTAAATATTGTGTATGCGCCTCCTCTTTTGTCAAACCTTTTGCTACTTTTTTTACAATTTGTTTTACACCATCTACCTCTTCATATGCTGTTATTTCAAATACATTTTTCTCTGGATTCCATTCTTTGTTACGAGATTCCCACTTATCAAATCTACAAAACCTGTCCTCTAACGTAAATATATTTTTGTTTTCATCTGCAAAACTTTGTAGACCATTTGAAAGCTCTCTCACAAAAGGGACTTTGTTATGGTATTGATCAAATAATTCTTTTGCTTCGTCTTTATCTAACTCTAAAGACTTGGCTAATTTTGTTTTACCCATGCCATAAAACAGGCCTAAATTAATAGTTTTAGCTTGTTTTCTTGTTATGTCTGCCATTTTAGCTACTATGTCATGAAAATCAGTATCAGGATTTTTGTTATATTCTTCTGCCATTTTATCTGCACCATAAAAATTATTCTTTAATGCATAGTGCACAACTAGACGTGGCTCTTGTTGAGAATAGTCAAAGCTAGCCCATTTGTGGTCCTCTTCTGGTAAAAATAATTCTCTTATTTTATTACCTTGTTCAGTTCTAGCTGGTATCTGTTGTAAGTTAGGATTAGACATACTAAATCTACCTGTAACCGTGCCACCCGTATCAGATCGTATTTGATTTATGTCTGCATGGATTCTGCCTTTGTGTACAAATTTTAAAATACTGGTCACAAAAGTGTTGTGTAGTTTATCAAGTTGTCTAGCTTTTGCAATTAATTTTAAATATTTATTAGGGTGTGATTCTAAATAAGATTTTGTTATACTAGCTCGCCCTGTTTTAGGTGTAATTTTATAATCTGTTATTTTTTGTTGATCTAACAAAGGTTTTATCGAATCTGACGCCCAGATATCTACACTTACATTTGTTTCTTTTTTTATTATTTTTAATATTTCTTTTTGTTCATCTTTTAATCTTTTACCTAATGTTTTAGTTTTATCTTCATCAACTCTAACGCCTTTAAATCTCATCTCCACAAGACACGGAAATAATCTTGTTTCCAAATCAAATATGTTTTCTAAACTTTTTTGTTTTTTAGACTCAGTGTTTATTGGTTTTTTTATTATTTTTTTAAATATGTTCCAAAGTCTTAAAGTTAAACTAACGTCTTGCTCTGCATATTCTTTTACTAATTCATAAGGTAGTAAGTGCATATTAGACATTGGGTCTGATACACCATGTTCTTCTAACGCTTTGTCTTTTAGATCATACTTGTATTTAGAATCATTTAGATAATCTTTTGCCAGAGAATCTAAACTATATCTGTTTCTATTTTCATCTATTACAGACGCTGCAATCATCGTATCATATATTGGTCCTTTCAACATCATACCAGTAACAGCTCTTATCCAACATACGTCGTACATTGCATTGTGAAATACTTTTGCAACATTTTCATTCTGAAATATTTTTTTATTTAAACTTTTCCAAACTCGTTTACCATCGTGGTTACGTCCTTTGTGAGCTATCGGAAAATAAAACTTTTCATTATTGTAGGCTATTGCAATACCGCAAACTTTACCTTTACCTATAAGGGACCCTGATCCGTGAGTCTTGAGGTCTGGATCGTGTGTCTCTAAGTCGACGGCAACAACGTCACCGTTTTTTATTTCAACTTCATACAACTCAGGTATCACTTATAATCTCTCTCTATAATCATTTGTATAAAATGTATTGCTTTCAATAAATCTTCCTTACCATTTTTATCTTGATGACGTATAATATATTTTATAGCACAACCTTCAGGATATAACAACTTATTCTCAATTACAAACTTACTTGGCTGTATGATATACTTTGTGTAATGTGATCCTCCAATTTGTGTATCGTATGGATTTATAGACTTAGATTTGTTCTGCTTTTTATTAGCCATAGTGCCTCCTTTGATCTAGAGCATGCAACAAACTTCATTCTTTTCTTTACGAAAAATTCTTCTGCTCTGGTTAATGTTAAATCTAATACCACGTTAGAAAACTCTTTACCTTTAATCGTATGTATGTTTTCTAAAAACACTCTTTTATCTTCTAAATCCCTGTTATTACTGACTATTTTTCGTATGTAATTTTTCATTTGTAATGATTCTAATTTATTTATCATTTGATAGTCTGTTACATTTTTTAAACCAGGCAATACAAAACTATGTTTTATTAACCAATCTAAATCATAACTACTATTTGTAACATCATCTAAATTTTTATTGTGTCCTAAATATTCTGGTCTTATGCTTTTTAAAATAGTTTTAATTTTAGTTAGTGACACATTGTTGCCTTTTATTAAATTTATAAACTCTCTATGATTTTTTATTTCATTTGTTGGATATTTAAATTTTATTTTGTTTCTTTGATCCTTCGGAATTTGCACCGGCATGCCTACTTTCATTAAGTATAATATCATTTCTCTAGGTTCGTTGCCTCTATAAGTAAAAACAAAATCTTGTTTTGTGTTTATTAATCTATTTTCTAATTCATCTGCGAGAGAATCTTGTTCTAAATTAGATAACTCATGTATCTCTCCTTCAATTACATTACCTTGTTTGTCTTCTAGAGGTCTCCATTCTCTAGAGTATCCATAATGGTCCCACACATCTTTTATTATATCTTTACAATACTTATTTATAACACAGGGACACCTATATCCTTGTTTTAATTCTATCTCTGGATTTGCAAACTCTTTGTGAAAACTATCGGGATCAGCTCCTGCAAATTCAAATATAGATTGGTCTGGGTCACCTGCTTTGTAAAAGTAATCTACATTTTTTGACATAATTAATTCTGCTTTTCTTTGTATAACACTAGAGTCTTGTGCTTCATCTACTATTAATACTTTTATTCTTTTACATAATCTTTCAGACTCTTCTTGATTCTCACAAAAAAGATCTATCATGTCTTGAAAATCTAATATCTTTGATGTTCTTTGATTTATTTTTGAGTCACTTTTAAATGATAGGTAATTTTTTTCTAATAATAAAAGTTCTTCTATTGAATACTTGTAATCTCTTCGTTCATCAAAACTAAGTTCTCTGTAATAATCTAATAATTTTTTACCATTATCTCTTGCAAAACTTACAAATTTAAAAAAAGGATGGTTTTTAAATAAATGCTGCACGTTGTAAAACGTAATGTTTGATGTGTATTTATTAAACATAGGCCATATTAAAATTAAATTTTCATAGTCCTCCATTAAAAATGATTTACCTTTAACTCTGTCTTTGCAAAATTTATGTATAGTGCTAACGTTTTCTTTAAATGTTTCTTTAGATTGTAGTATTAAAGACCTAATAGATCGTTTTGTTTTATCTTGGTATTTTAAAATCATCTCAACAGATTGTATTTGATTACGTATGTGATCAGCTGCCGTGTTGGTATGAGATATTACCATTATTTCTGTAGGCGAATATTTTCTTAAACTTAAATTATCATAAAGTATTTCTACTAATCTAGTTGTTTTACCTGTTCCTGGAGGACCAGCTATTCTAATTTTTTTCATCGTGCTCTATCTTTTTTGCATCGTCACCTAATACTTTATATTGTTCTGGATCAGATATTATTCTCCATGTTACACAAGAAACATCCTTATCTAATCCCTTGTCAAACACTGTCCCTCTTATTTTTCGTGCGCCCAACACTTCTTTTAATTTCATAATAATTTCAGCAGGTTTACTATTGTCTTTCTGTGATTTTAAATAACGAAAGAACCTATCTAATTTAAAATCTAGTTCTTTGTTTTCTTGGTTTACATAACAAGTTCCTAATAATAAATGTTCTTTATCAAAACTAACTGTGTTTTGATTTACAAAACCATAAAAAGTTGTGATAAATTCATAGTCATCGCTCGCTTCTTTTTCAGCTTTTTCAAATATTCTTTTGTCTAGTCTTGCGTATTGCATTTCTACAAATTCTTTTGGCTTTTTTTCTAATACTGTTATGTGTGGAAAGTGACCTGCGTCCGCTAATTTATTAATATATTTTTCTTTATTTATTATTTCAGAACCAGACATCTTAACTCTAACTCTACGGTAACCCTCACCATCGTTGCTTTTTACGTCTAAACTTTCATAATACACTGGAGGTTTACTACAAAATTCTACAATCTGACCAAGAGCTTCTTCAACTTTTTTAATTTCCTCTGCTTTTTCTGGAGCGATACCACACGTATGCCTTACACATGCAGAGGGATCACACCATTTTTTTATGTTTGGTTTTTTACAAGAATAGTTATAATTTTTGTCTGCGCTTTTAAATATTGTTTTTTCTATTTCATCTTCAGCCAAGGGGTCTTCCATAAACTCTTTATTAAAATTTTTTAATAATGTTTTTTCATCCATTTTACTGTACGCATCAATTTTAGTTATACCTTTCTCTACAGCTTTTTTACTCCATACCATCATATGTAATAAAAATTCATTTCTGTTTACAGAGGGTATTTTTCCGTTTTCTTTTAGACAATTTTCTACACAAGGTATGAAAAAATCTTCTATGGTTTTTTGTTTTGGTTTTTTTTCTTTTCGTATTTCTTCTACTAAATACTGTGTAAGATCTGTTTGAACGTATTTGTCATACATTTCAAAAAACTCATCAACTGATGCCGAAGAAAAATCATCTTTATATGCAAATGTGCTTCCCTCTTCGTGATTATAATATGGCATGTTTAGCCAAGAACCAAAATCACCCTCACTTATTTTTGTTTGTAGTGGATATATTCTATCTAATATATCGCCCAAACCAAGTTTAGCTGCAAATTTTTTCATCACTAGTTGAACTTCTTCTGCAGAAGAAAAATCTTTCATAAACATATATACATGTGCCCTACCACTTTTTGATCTAAATACTATTAGTGGTAAATCTAATTTTCTAATTCTTTCTAATAAATCTTGATAGTCGTAATTATTATCGTCAATATCAATGGCTCCCCATTTACAAGTGCCATCATCTTTGAGCGGAAATATACCTAAGTTAGGTCCTACGCCTTGCAAATGATTTTCCCAAAGCTCTTTAGTTACAGGTTTTTTAGTTACCCAAGGTCGGCCCTCTACCTTTAAAGATATTCTATTATTTTCTTTTTTAAATTGACCGTATGCTCGTTCTAAACCTTCAAATATTTTAATAAATTTATCTATCATAATGAACGTGGGCGCTTCCACGCTAGCTTCGGCGCCCACTACCTAGGATATTATAAATCTACTGAAGCTTTTTTAACTTCTTGATTTTCAGGTTGTGCCTGCACCTCACCCTTACCTACACGCTCAGCAAATTCTTTTGCCATGTTATAGATACCAGCGTCTTTAACCGGACCAACTTTGGCTACATCCCAACCAAACCATGTCCCTTTGTCGTTAGACATTTGGACAGGTTTTAAAGTATAAATGTGACTATATGTTGGCGGTGTAAACAAACCATTCTTACCTTGCATTTTAATACCCATCATCATTGAGTTCCATTTTCTACTAACTTTTAATTGCGTAGCTTTCATAGAAACCAATGCAGTAGTTGGTGTATTACCAGTTTGTATTACAAAATGGTTTGCAGTATTTTCAAGATAGTTACCGTTTGGTAATCTATCTTTGTATGATTTGTCACGAGTTGTTTGACTTAGGATGTCACTATCTGCCTCGTGAATAGCAACAGGAGCACCAGTGCTGGCACCTCTGTCTTGCCACTCTACATACTGTCTTTTGTAAAAAACAGGAATGACTTGGACCTCATCAAACAGTTCGTTTGTTACTGAGTTTATTATCTTGCCAGGTTCTGCGCCCTTGACATATTTTCCATGAGTTTTGTTTACCTCTGGAGATAATTGTCCCAAAACTTTTAAGAAAGGTAACGCAAGATCTTCTTGCGATATGTTTTGAGAACCTTTATTTGCATCAGCTTCAAATAAGTTTGTTGCTAATGCTCCTTCTTTTTTCGTTGCTACTTGGTTCATGTTTATTTACTCCTCTTTATAGTAGTTTTATTTTCGGTAAAGACACCGAAAATTTCCGTTG